GACGAGCGTCCCGGTATCCGTGGCGGGCGCCTGACCTGGCGCTGACGCCCGATGCTCGACCTTCCCGCGCTTATACACCCGGCCCGTCTTGGGTCCGCGCTGAATTGCCTGTTTGACGTTGCCGTTGATCTCGAACGCGGTGGCCAGCACCGCCTTGTCGATCAGCTTTTCCGCTCGCGCGCCATAGGCCAGCAGCGCAGCGCTCACCGCCTCGACGTTCTCGACCTGAACTGTAAATGTCATACCGCGACCCCACCATCGCAGTCGATCAGCAGCCAGCGGTCGGCCAGATCAATGTTGTTGATGAACGTGATGTTGTGCCGCTTTGACCGAATAACCACGCTGTCGCCTTCACGCAATCCGCTGAAATACCGGCACGTCACCTTGAACTTGACAATCGCGTTGGTCCTGTCCGCCTGCGCGCGCTCCAATCCGCTAGCCGCCTTAACCCCCGCCCGCGTTGGCGCGCCACTGATCGCTTCCCACGTCTTGCTCGACCCGCCCATGCCGTCGCTCGTGACGGTCTCGCGCTGAAACGAAACCACCTCAGACAAAACGCCAGCATTCAGATCGCTGCACTTCATGCGAACCCCAGATCGTCAAACCGCCGATAGCCCTCCAATATCGCCTTGCACCCGGACGGCAACTCGCAGGCGCTTCGGCACTCATACATCGCCGAAACGTGCTGCTTGATCGCGGTCAGGATCGGCGCCGGGATAGTTTCCGACCCGATCACGTAGCGCACCCGCACAGCATCGCGCTGTCGCAGGTTCTGCGGCCAGGTGTAGCCATCGTTGAGATACACCCTGCCGCCTTGCTGATCGACGCCATAGGCTGCGCTGTCAAGCTCGGTGGCGGCGTTCGAGGCGTCATAGGTCGTGATGCTCGTCACGCTGGCAATCGGGGCATATGGCAGATCGAACTCCGCCCCGCTATTGCTGATACGCGGCAGGTAAACATCATAAATCCCGGCGCCAAGCCGATCAAACCATGCCGCCTGATACCCCGGAAACCCGTCCATCTGCAATTCAACCGTCTCGGTCTGAACTCCACTCCGCGTGTATCGTTTGACCGCCTCGGTCGCGGCCTCGATCAAATCGGTCAGCAGGTTGTCATCCGCCGTTCCGGTGATAACAAGATATTCCTTGATTTCCGCCAGGCTGACAGCAAGGCCGGCAGGCGCAGTGATGGTAGAAACGGTCTTGCGGTTGTAGATCATGCAATCCCCCCTGCGCTTAGGATGGGGCGGGTTTCCCCGCCCGCACCTAAATTCAGGTCCGGGCAACACTCGTCCCGATGGCGGTAGTCGGCGCGCTGGACGGGCGGGTCAGAACCGCCAGAACAGTTACGTCAGCATTGGTGCCCGTCGTGCCGGTAATGCTGATGCCGACATAGCGCTTGCCGCCCACATAGCCGAGCACGCCAGCCAGAGCATCATCCGCCGCATCGCTCGTTACCGCGACAGTCACCGCCCCGCCAACCGCATCCGCAGCTGCGACCGTAGCCGCCGAAGCAGCCGTCACCACATCGCTTTCTTGCAACGTCGCGGTGAACCCAGCAGTCGTGCCCGCGTCCGTCACAGTGTTGTTGCGCAGGACGATTGTGCAGGCCCCGAAAGCCTGGGTATCAACCCACGCCGACACAGCAGGCGTGGCGCCGGAAAGGGTGAGCGTGCCCAGGTCAACAACCTGGGTGTCGCTCAGTTGGTCGAATTGAGCCATATTCCAGCCCTCCTTACTAAGCCGAAAGCTTCATGAGCTTCACCGCGTCGAAGCTCGTGACGTCACCACCAGTGCGGCGGCGCAGGCGGATCAGCGTATAGGGGTCCGCCGAGTAGGGATCGCGCAACACCTGCAAGCCCACCCGATCGAGGATCGTATAGGCCTGCGAGAAGTCGCCATAGGCAACCGCCAGATTGCCGCCGGAGCCAAGCGCCTGCATGTCGTCGCAGAAGATAACCCGCTTGCCGAGCATCTGGATCGACGGCATGCCGTTCGCCAGCAGGGTTTGGCTGAAGTAGAATTGGTCAGCACCCTTGAGCTTCAACGCAGCGCCGAACGTGGCGCGCTGCATCAGGAACACGGCCCGCGCCTGATAGGCCTCCTTCAGCGCGCCTTGCAACCCGATGAAGCCTTCCGCAGTCACGGTTGTTGCCGCGCCGGCAACGACCTGCTCGATCTTGTCGCGCTCGTAAACGCCCGCCGCCGCCCACGCCGCATAGGTCAGCATGCCGCGCGGCTTGCTAATGCCGGTGCCGGTGAAAAATGCAGTGTTCTCGGTGCGGCTGATCTTGTCCGCGCCCTTGCCCTGCATCCACGCCGCCAGATCGAGATAAGCATCCTCGATCATCGTGGCCGTCGCCTTCATCGTGGCCGTGATCTCGTGCGTCACGATTTCCTTCAAGCCGAGAGCTGGCGTGGCCTCAGCCGCAACAGCCTTTTCGCCCGACCATTCGGCCGTGCTTTCATCGTCGTCGATAAGGAACTCGCGCGATTTCGTCCCGGCCGGCTCGACATTCGCCACAAGACGAATGGGCGAGGTCTCGAACACCCGCGACACCACCATGGCCGAGGTTTCCGGCATGACCAGATAGCCGCCGTCGGGCTGGCTGTCGGTGGACATTGCGCGGATTTCCAGCGAGCCTTGCTTGCCGTTCCGCTTGAAGTCGGCCAGCTTCTCGCGGGCTTTGACCTCGGCTTCTTTCGCAGCGTCACCGCCGCCAAAGTCGCCGCGTTGGATAGCGGCTTCGAGCGCAGCGTTTTTCGCCTCGATCGCTTGCAGCTTTTCGACGGCGCCGGTCACCTGCGCAGCCATCTTGTCGAACTTCTCTTCGGTCACAACGTCGCGCTGCGATGCCTTGATCGCATCAACCTCGCTGCGCAGCGGCACAAGGGCTTCGTTCACCTTGTCCACAAGGTCCTTGATTTCGGCCATCTCAGGCATGGCTCAATCCTTTCAGGAGTTGTTGCAGTTTCTCTTTGACCGCCACAGCCTCTCGCTGGATCGCGTCAGGATCGCCGCCGCCTGCCTCGCGCAGGCTTTCGACTAGCCCCTTGTAGCCGCGTGCCGTGACAATCTTTGCCTCGGTCCGCGAAAATCCTTGCTCGTGCAGCATCCCCTCGAATGCCCGCTCGTCGCCAAACGCCTTGACGCCAGTAATGGTCGCAAGCTCATTTGCCGGGATGGTGACGAATGATACTTCCCACAGATCAACGGTTTTCAGCACGCGGTTGTTGCGCACCATCTCTTTCGTGATGGCCTGAAAGCCGATTGAAAGGCCGTCAATTGCACCCATGCCGACCAGCGCCAGCGCCTCATCCCCCTGCGGCGTATTGGCAACCCGCCCGCGCAGACGCAACCCCGTGTCATCCTCCGCCACGTCATCCCAAACCCCAATGGGCTTGTCCATGCGATGCTGCCAAAGCATCTTCGGGCGCCGCTTCGCAATCGACGCGGCAAAGGCACCAGGCTCGATAATGTCGCCATATTCATCGACATTGCCGAACACCGACCCATACCCATCGATTGTTCGGCCATCCGATTTTAGCTCAAGTGAAAGCGCCTTGTATTCCATGCCGTGCCCCTCCGCGATTGTATAACATATTATTCCGCGCCGCGCTACACCACGTCGAACGCCAACACGCATCGGCAATTCACCACCCCCTCAGGTGGTCCGTTCGGATCGCCGGGAAACGCCAGATCATAGCCGGGGAACGCAAACGTATCATCCATTGCAACGCGCGTGCCGTTCATGTCCGCGTGGTCAGGCCGCGTGCGGTGGTCCTCGACCGCGATCCACGTCTTGCCCATTTCAAGCCCCGTTTCCTTCGCCGCCACAATCGCCCCGTAATTCGCCGCTCCGTGGACTTCGGTTCTGGCAATCACCGCGCTGCGCTGGCGAGCCAGACCGGGTGTCATCTCTCGCAATATCCGCGCAGTGCCATCCTGCCCCAAGCCTTCATCCCATCCCCGCGTGACGCCTGCCACGATCTGCGCGCGTGTAGTCTCGGTGATGTTCACAATGCGCCGCCTGACAGCTTCCTGCGCGATATACCGAAGCGCCCACATTGCAAATGTTTCGGCAAAGTCCTTCGCTTCCAGCCCATTGAACGCCTTGACCTGCTTACCGCCAGCGACCACTGCCGCCTGGGCAGACTCGGAAACAATCGCTTCGATCCGCGCCTTGTGCTCTGGCATCACCACCTCGCCAGTCGCAAGCCATGACGCCAGACCCTCAGCATAGGCCCGCGCCAACTCGGCCCGAAACATGGGCGCGTATCGGCGCTCAAGTCTGGCCATGGTGGCAAGCTGTTTAGTGACCGTAAGCAAGATCAACAGCCTTTGTCACGTCAAACCCGGCCAGAGGGTCCAGCAATGCCGCAGCGCCGCCCAGCGGCTCATACCCCAGAGCCACGCGGGTTTCATCGACAGTCAGAACGCCCGCCGCCTTGGCTTTGATCACCCGATCATACTTGCGCGTCCTGACGCCCTCTAGCGCCGCCACCTTGTCCAGATCGACGCCGAATGTCAGCCCATCGCCATACCACGGCAGAAGCCAATTCCCGAATGCCGCCAGAAACTCGTTGAACATCGGCAAAACCGTGTCGGAGTAGAACCGCTCCTTTGCTTGCTCCAGGTTGTTGAACGTGCTGGCGTCATTGTCGATCAGTGGCAGCGGCACCCCGAAAGCCGACGCAATCAGCTTCGCCGCCTCCTTCTGCGTCGTCACAAAGTCCATATCGCGCGGGTTTGTGTCCATCGGCACCCAATCTGCGCCACCCGTCAGGATCGGG